GATTTACATCACTTGCATCTGATTTTTTTGTTATTGATTCTCTTTCAGCAATAGTGAGTGGATGCCAATAAACACTAAATATAATATTGCCATCTTTTATTACATCATGTTGATATAGCTGGCTGACACCAAAACTATTCTTTAAAAGTTCGATTGCTCTTGTCATAAAATAAGTATTGCTACTTTATTATACTAGGCATTTGTAGAGAATTGGCAAGATATTACACCAACGAAATGACTTCTATCTTCGATTTCAAGCATTGTTGGGCCATTTATATCCTGTACTCTTGGTTTGACACTGAAACTATCGACATAAGTAGAGGCATTTACTGAAGTTAATCCATTAATAACTGTCTCTGCTATTGCAGATAAATCTTTAGTACCTTTACTTTTTGGAACGTAAATATTGCATTGAATAACACCTGAATAATAATCAGAAGAAGCTCCTTGATTTTGTAAAGTTGCTTGAGTGTAATTAATCATCATCATTACATATTTCTTTGTTTTTCCTGATGTTGTAAAAGTAACGTTGTCATAAACCATTGCAACAGTAGGATCTGCGTCTATTACTGCATCTGTAACTGCTTTTTCAAATGCTGCTCTTGTTTTTACTAAAGTCATAATTAAAGTACGTCAGAGTAACCGATACCAGGAGCTAAGTTACCAAAACCTCCTGTTGTTCCTTTACCGTCAACATTTGGTGCACCTAATAAGAATAGCTTACCTTTTTTCTCCTTCATATTATCTCGTATTATTTTAGCTAAACGACCTTGAACAAAATATTGAATCTTACCCCCCTCTAAAGCATACTTAGCATATTTAGCTCTATTACCAATGTAAACACTTTTATTTATGTTAAAAGTTCTTTTTATTGGAAAACGGCCACCTTTTTTTACTTTTGGAGTTGGTCTTTTTTTCTTACCTTCTTTTGCTATATCAGCCCAAGGTTTAAAGTTTTCTACTTTTTGTGTTGCTTGTATAGGACTATTTGCAACCTTCCAACTTGAGGCAAAAAATCCTGTATAAACTGGACTATATGTTTTAGTAGAAAGACTAGCGTGTGCTTTTCTTATGACTGTATTAAAATCACTATTAATAAGAGCTTCCATATCTCCAATAGGATCACTTTTTAAAAAATCTTTTGCCATCAGAACCGCACCAATACTGTAAACAAATAAACCTGCCCACCCTTTCTCGTATCAATATCATAGATCTGTGCAGTTTTTGTTTCCCCCGCATATGTCAGCTGGATCTCATCATCAAAATCTACCTGATTATTACCAATTAAATCTGGTGTTATATAAATCTTTGCCTGTCTAATTTCTTTACCTTCATCATCTTCTGATTTAACAAATTCAACAGGAACTTTTAAATTTAAATAGGTAGTATCAATCGTAATCTGTTCTGAAGTATCAATGTTATAACTTGATCTACCTTTTTTAATGTAGTTAATAGTTGAATCTAAAGAACTACCTAAATCAGATACTACCTGTTTAGCTACACTTTTTAGTAATGAATCAAGTTGACCTGCCATTATCCTCTAACCACCCTCATTTGAAAACTACCAGCTCCACCTAATATATACGCACCAAGGTAGCTTTGTAACCAAGGATAAACATCCATAATATTATTAACAGAACCAGTCCCCTGACTCTCAGTATTGTATTTAACCTGAATATCACCTAATTTTACCTCTTCAAAATTACCTGCTGTTCCTATATTCCCTGTCATAGCTTCAGTATCATTTGCTAATGCTCTTGCTAATTCATATTGTGCATACTTAATATTATTTGGAATAAGACTACAATTTAATTCAACATCATCTACTTCATAGTTATTTCTTGGAAATTTTAGTGCCTGACCATTATCACATCTGTCTCCATAAAAAACTAAGCTATCAATCCATCTTGTAGCTGCTATTAATGCTCTGTTTTTATTATCGTCAGATTTATTTGTCCAAGTGCTTGAATCTGGTACTGTTTCAAAATAAATATTAGCTTCTGCCAATGTGACATAGCTATTTGCAGTAGCACTTGATAATGTTGCTGTTATAGTTGCTGCCACGATCTATAAAGTAGTTTAGTTTTATTGTAGCGTAAAGAAAAAACCCCACCAATAATTGATGAGGTTTATGACCACTAATTTAATCTTACGATTAATAAGTTGAAGTATCAACCTATGAAATGTTTGTTGTATTCATAGGAGAGTTTACAGTGATTTGAACTAAAGGAATTAGGTCAACATCATATGTAGCTGCCCACTTGTTAGCTGTTGCTAAAAGTGTGTTGCTTGGGTTGTCAGAAGCGTCATTCCACTTAGTACCCATAACGTGATATGCGTTGTGGTAGTCAAGTGACATAACAGTTTGCTTGGAAAGAATGTTTCTTTCAGCTTCAATTAACTGATCTTTCTGAATACCCTCTTGGATTGCTCCTTGAGATGTTAAATAACAGAAGAACTCAGTTTGATGACCAGTTGATCCTGGAGCTACTGTGTTTACAGCTTCGTCAACTACTACTGTGCAACCAGCAAAACTTCCAACGCTGCTGTCAGTAACACCAACACCACCGCCACCCCAAGTTACTGCACCACCAGTTGATAGAGCAGATGTTGAGAATGTAAGCATACCTACTTGTAGTAAGTAGTAGTAAACAGATGGATGTACAACAAGAACATTAAGCTCTTCGCCTCTTGTTCCCAAAAGGTTTCTTGCTTTAGCAATAGTAGAAGCTGTTAAGAAATTAGCTTCTGCTGCGTTTGGACCTGCTGCTCCTAGAGCTACATCAAGTTTGTTTGCAGATAAAGCTGTACCAAATAAACCTGCAAGCTGTGAGAACAACTTAGCGTTAGTTAATTTGTTGATAGCTGTAGCAAGTTGATTCCTAATGTGAGTCATTGGATCGTCACCAGCAGCTAATACTGCTATATCATCAACAGCATAAGAGAAGCCTCTATGAGTAATAGTTGCTACCTGTGTACCTGTTGAGATTTTTTGTGGTGTTAAATAACCTGCTCCTGATGTACCCCATGTAGCTGTACCATCAAGAATTTCTTCTGTAGGTGCTATTGGGTTAAACTGAGGAACTTGAATACGAGTACCACCAGAAGTTGAGTCTAGTAATGAGTTTCTTACTACAACTCCACTAGATAGGAATTTACTTTGCTCTTTAATTGCCTGTGAGACATATTGAGAAAAGTTATTCGTCTTGATGATGTCCGCTAAGAGAACACCACCCGAATAGTTCTTAAACGGTGCTGCCATTTGTGAAAAAATGAAATATGACTAAATTTCCAAGTCACGGACTTGGGTAACATACTTCAAGTCACGGACTTGATAACAATTTGATTAAGTCACGGACTTAATTAAAACTATCGTGGTTCTTGATGTTACGAAGCTTCCGCTTTCAGCACGGCTGCAAGGTTAGGATCTTCTTTCTCCATTATAAGCTGTTCTGTGATATTTCCACTTTTATAAGGATTATTTACATTTCCACCTGTATTTGCAACAGGACTAGGCTTGGCTCCCATTCCAGCAGTATTATTTGCTCTAAAATGATGGTCAAAATTACTACCTGGACTTTTTAAACTTGTAATATATCTACCTAAATCCTGCTCCACACCTCCATCAAGAACTACTACCTGACCTTGAGCATTTCTTTGTATTTTACTTTCTATCAAAGTGAGTACTTGCTGTGAATCTATAGCTCCCTGTTTACTGATTTCAGCTAAAGCTGATTGTTTAGTAGTAGAAATTTCGTAAGAATTTTTTAAATCATCCAATTGTTGCTTTAAAGAAGCATTTTCCTGTTGCATTTCTTGGTTAGTTTTATTAGCTTCTTCCCATAAAGGTTTAAAAGCTCCTTGATCCTCTAAAGCTTGGTTTCTATCATCATAATATTGACCAATTTTAGACTTAGCATTTTTAAACTGTGTTTCTAATTCCTTGGCACGTTTTGCTTCTTGTTCTGCAATTAGTTCAGCTTTAGCTGCCCGTTCATTAGCTTCTTTTAGCTGAAGTGATACATCATTTGTAGAATTAGACTCATTTACAGGAGGAGTAGTTACTTCCTGTGAAGTGTTTACTGTTTCTTCTGCCATTTATTCTTCAGTTTTTTTAGTGGTTTTTGTTGTTGCTTTCTTCGATACTTTTTTTGGTTCTACTTTTTTCTCTGGAGGATTAATGTCTTCGTATCTCATTTGAGGAATTGCCATTTTTACAATAAATGTACTTGTATAATATTATAGCAGATTATTTGGATTTGTCTTCGTTAGATGTAGGTAACACTTCTCCCTGAACTAAAATATCTCTAAATTCATCCCTATCAATAACTTGTTGATCGAATAGAGATGTTAATGCTGTAATATCTTGTCCGATTAGTCTTTCTATATCGAAGTCTCTGCTAATTTTTACTTCTGGTGGCTCGATTCCAACATACTCGGCTGAAAGGTTAAAGGCTTTTTGTAGCTTTTGTTCTAATTCCATAGAAACCATCGCAAGCATAGAATTTGTATCAACTCGATCTAATCTTCGAGCGTCAGCACTTTCAGCTACAAATTTTTGCTG